GTAACAATTCCCAGACGACGTTTAAACGAATGATCGCAGGCATCGCCGCCATCGCAGGTGAACGCCCTTGTTTCTCGCCGAGAGCTTTTTGGAAACGAGAAATAATAATCGGCATGTTCAAGTAGCCGCTTTCCCGTAAAATCTTTTCTGTATCAAATTCAAAATGTAGCGACGAGAAAGGGTACTCTTTGTTTGTCTTGGGGCGAAGAGGCGCATTCTCTCTTGGCTCAACAACGTGGACAATCTTAAATAAAGTTTTGCTGTCGTGGTTTGTGTATGCTTCTCTTACCTTCGACGACACATTCTCAACGCCGTATTCTTGAACAACCTGCCGGGCTTTGAGCTCGTCGAGGATAAAGACCGTATCGACAAAGCCGTCCTTATCTTCGTCGATTAAAAAGTATTTTACATTCACCGCAGAGATGCGAAGAGGATCAGTTAAGTCGCCAGTCTTCTTAGCACGAAGACCAGAAATACCGAAAGCTCCTTGGTCTAACATATATTCTTGAACAGCGACAGCCGTACCCGTCTCAGGAGCGTCCATGATGTCGGTATAGATTTCAGTAACTTGTTCAAAATACTCTTTGTTTTCTTGGGTGTCAGGAATATTGCGAGGACGTTCTAGGCGAACAGAACGCGCACCGTTTGGCCAAAGATTTCCAACTAAAGCGGATGCCATCGCAATGTTAGCGTTAGGCGCCGCAGAAGAATAAAGCTGTTCCGTAAGGAACTCACCGGGTTGTGCCGATGTTTGAAAGTTCTGTTTTCGAGATAAAACAAATTCGCCAATTAGCTGATACATCGGAAACCATATTTGCTTTTCAGCAAATAAAGCTTCGTATCTTTCTTTTTGAAGTTTAATGCGAGATGGGGTAGCGGCCATGAGATCCTTTAAAGTGACGTTAGAAAAGAACGCGCTAAATTTTTATTCGGACCAAAACCAGAAGTCGGAGTGTCAAGTAGCTTTCGTCGTGCCGCTGCTGTCTTATCCTGTTCCTGCTGGGCTTGTAACGCTTTTTGGTTTGCTTCGTTCTCTGCTGCCTTAATAGCGTCGTTAGCCGCATTCTTTTCTTTCTTCGCCGCCTTCTGCGCGTTAACCGCGGTAGCGGCCCCGGCGCCTGCACTCGCAACAGCGGCACCAGTTAATATAATACCCATCGTTACCGGGTCATATTGAATAGATGAGTGCGCTGGATTAAAGTAAGCTTTCATATCATGACGTTACACAAAAAGAGGGGGGATGTCTAACTATTTTTATTTTATTTTCTACGCAGACGCGCGAGAGTGTTTAGCTCTGTGCTGTCCCGACGGCGAGATTGGGAAGACTGCCTGCGAACAGGATCGTCTTGCCCTTGACGCTTGGCAACCGGCATTGCAAAAGTCAAACAGTTCTCCACCAGAATACCATTTGCGTAGTACACATTATCTTGCTCGACCGTCAAATTATAAGTCTTTGTTTCCGAAACGATTCGAGTTTGAACACTTGTAGGAACAATGCTCTTGAGCCCGATACTTGTTATGCACAAACTCTTTACTGCAGTACACACATTTAGAAACTTTCGTTTTATGCCGGAGATAAGATTCTTTTTGCATACACGCTCTTGAACAGAATCTTGACTTGTTTTTGTAGTATGTCTCGTATTCCCTCGAACAAATAGAACATCTGCTTGACTCAGGTTCTCTCCCCGCCCATGTCTCTTTCCCATGCTTACTGTGCCATGCTCTTCCTTCCTCTGACGCATGCCAAACTTTTGCCGCCTCTTGTGCAAGTTTAAGACCCTCTGTGTTTCTTTGTTTTCCTTCTTTTGTTCTAAGTCTTTCAACCATGTGTTTCCTTGCATGGTCTGAAACTTTAAGGAGCTCCAGATTGGATAGCCGGTTATCCCACCACTTACTGTTTCTATGATGCACAACATACCCGTCAGGAATTCCCCCATTCTTATCTGACCAAATTCTCCTGTGAAGAAGGCGTTCCTTGTCAGCTTGGTTGTACGACTGATAATACCTACCTGTTGTTTGAATCCTGTATTTCTGCCCCTTATAAACAATAACTTTCTTACACTCCATAAAATCCTCCTTGTTAAGTGGTCTGACTCTATTGTATTAGTTAGTGCTAAAGAGTCAAGAGAAATCCAACCTTTATCCCAAGTAAAGATTTTATGCTCTGGCTTTCCTGTTAGAACACTCCCGTTAGAAAATTTTACTGTCGTTAATTTATCTGTCGACGTCTCCCAAACAATCTCAATCTTTCTTTTCCCTACTGGAGTTATTACAAAATCTCCTTCTTTTAAATCCTCGATGTTTACACGGCCATAGGGGGTTAATATCTTTGTACCTGCGACGACGCAAAATGCGTCCGTAATATCTGGAGACACGTGGGATTTCTTTTTAATCTCCTCTTTCTTCGGGAGAAACATTCGATGCGTCGGCGACTGATTCTCTTTTGGTATGAGCATTAAATCAAAACAGAATATATCGTCGTCGGAGATTGAGACTTCTGTTTCTTCCAACCAATCCCGAGCAATACCATAAATCTCAGCACGCTTGTTTAAGAAACGAATTTTGTCAAGAGGCTGTTGTTGGAAATTAATTCCCATAACAACAGATTTGTAACCTAAGGTTATAAGACCATCAACCAGCCCATGGCCGTAACCAAAGTCAATGAAACACTTATCAACACCCCAGCGGTCAATTAATTTTGCAGCGATATGAATTAATTGTTGCGTGGGCTCTCTACCTTCCGCTCGCAAATCTTTATGAACTTCGTAGTGAACAATGGCACGTCCTTGACGAAGAACAAAGACAGAGCGGTCATTCTCCCGACCACAATCAACACCCATGATGATTGGAGCGTTAGGCGAGGTGTTCTTACATTTTCTTGCAGCCATAACGGACTCTTTGGAAAAGAAAGTTTCCCCGGACATCAGGAATGCTTCTTGCGGCGTAAACGGGTACTCTTGTTGGAACTTCCACAACCCCCCTTTGGTATTCTCAATCTTCATCCGCCGCCAGTAGATTTGCTTAAGATCTAAGTCATAGGTCGTCATAAGCTGTTGCTCATACTCGTCGGGGGAGAAACCGTTAGGCGGATCAAGGCGGTACTCCTCTTGCCAGTACCAAGGGACAAAGATAAGTTGATAGAGACCAAGACCAGCCAGCGCTCGCATCGCGTATTCGTGAAAGAGATTACCAAGACCGTTAGCCGTCGATTCAAGAATAACTTCAGTGTCAGGCATATCCGCTACCGCTTGGAAAAGTCCCGTTTCCAGTTCGTCGGTGTGGTCATAAAAAGCAACTTCAGAACAGTGAAGAAGCTTAATTGTCAAAGACCGCCCGACGTCTTCACTTCCCGCGGTACCAACTTTATACTCTGAATCGAGGCCAGTAAACTTTAATTGGTTCTTGTTAGCCGTATCCAAGCCGGGTGACATTCCTTCAGGCAGGTTATCATTAAAGCGCTTAACCATATCAAAGATAGCCGCCGTTGAGGTAGCTTCATGGGACAAGATAAAAGTCGCAACCCCCCGCTGGAGGGAAGTCTTCTTAAAAAACCTCGACTCGATATACGTTGTAACCCCCTCTTGGCGGCCCTTCATAATAACAGCACGAATGAACCCCAGCTTACGCTTTTGTTCTTCAAGCTTCTGATGAACATAGAGTTGCGCCTTATTATAAATCAGCGGAGTAATACGCCCCATCTTGTCACGAATCTTAAGACAGTGTTTGGCGTACTTCTCTTGGTCGTTTATAAGGAGCTCGAAAGCTTTTTGTCTTGCCGTTTGTTGTGAAATCTGTGGTTGTCGGGATATTAAGGTCATAAATCCTCCGCTGAATCGTTGGACGCAGGAGGCGGGCTTGGGGGTTCGGGCATGACATCAACAGTCGTATGCAGCTCAGACTGAGCAACACTATCAAGAAAATCGTTTAACGTAGCCGTTATTTGGACCGACTCGATGCTTTGCTTAGGCTTACCCAACAAGCGGTCAAGGATGGCATCCCTAGCGTCACCTGAGCCGTCTGCAGCATCTCTTGCCATAGAGATAACCAACGCCTCACCAAAAGACAAACCCTCATAAGCAGGGTTGTCTCCTTGGTATGGCATATCCAAGACCTTGCGTAGAAGGTCAGGAATAGACGCCTGTGGGTCCTTAGAGAGACGTTCGGGAGCGCAGGTAAGAAAAGGTGTGTCCCCATCCCAACGAAGCATTGCACGGTACTTTACGACCGATTCTTGCCCCTTAGGCTCGCCAGCTTCGATTAGAGCTTTACCAATAGCCTCTTCCTCCGGGCTTAAGTAATAGTCTTTCTTCTTAGCAGGGCGCTTTCGTTTAGCGGGGGTCTTTCGTTTTGGCTTCATTACAGGTCTAAGTCCTCAGTCAATTCGCCATGCTCTTCATCATCCACAGGAGCCATTTCACCATCACGAATTTGATCAGCAGCTAAACCAGCCAAGCGATCCCCGGTCTGTTTAGCCAGAACTTTGGTAGATGAAGCTTTACGAGAACTGAGATTAGCAGAAGCAATCAAAGGCTCAGGGCTGGGGGTATTCCCAAACAGCGTAGGATTACAAGCCGCGATTTCCAAATCCAATCGAAGATCAGCTTCCCGCGCTTCAAACTGTTTAGCATACCCTTCTGGGTCATTCTTAGCCATAGAAACAGCTTCTCGTAACTTAAACAGGTCCGGGTAATAGCGTGCATCTACAGCCAGCGCATTTTCTTTGATGTAATGTAACAAGGCCTCCCGGCCCATGTAATTGACTTCAACACGCCCCATAGCTCTCTGAGAGGCTTCATCCATCGGGGTTATCTCAGTAATATGATACGTTAGAAAGGTTACATAATCTGGGTACTTCGCGGCTAAAGCAGGCGCCAGCAGCTTGTTCTTTACAATAGACAGCGCAGCAACTGTCGTCGGGATTACACCTTCAATCTCATAGTTCTTTCTAATCCGCTCTTTATCCATAACACCAGAACGCGCTACGTAATGTCCTTCAACTTTTACTTTAAAAGCCATATCCATCTCCTTGTTGTTTAGTTATCCATTACAAGGATTGTACCACATTATTTTGAAAATTGGTAAATTATTTTTATTTTTTTTTTCTATGGCGCCGATATTAGCGGAGCGGTAGCGCCGGGTATCTGGAAGTAAGCGAGGGGTATCTGGAAGTAAGCGAGGGGAGCGTCTAAGTACCTTTTTGCTTGTACAGACCACGGCGCCGGAGTGGACCAGTCACTATACGCCTCCAAAATGATAGGGGTGGGGGTCGCTTTTAATAATAGCGACGAGGATACAAACATCCTCGACGGAGAGATGCAACAAGCCCGACGCTATAACCCTTGACATAAGCATTGTTTTACGGTATACTACCGTAAAACTAATACCAAAGAAAGGGATACTATGAGCCAGCTCGATACTATCTGGATCGCCGGTTATCTATCAGCCAAAGTTAATTTCACAATTCGTACCGTCGGGCAATATCAGTCTTTTAGTGTCACGATACACGAAAAACGCGCGGATGTTGAATTGGTAAAACAGATCAAAAAACAAATCGGCGACATCGGAACTTTAACAGCGCGCGGGAACAATAGTTTCCGCTGGTCTATCCATAAACAGAAAGAAGTTGAATATTTTTGTTCGACCTTCCAGCCACTACTTCAAGGCCAAGCAAAAGAGAAATGCTCGGACTTTATGAACTCGCTTGATAATCATTTTAAACGTCTTTTACGGCATATCACCGTAACGGCCTAAAACTTTTTAAAAACACAACGCTGTAGTTTACAATAACTATACAGATATACAATAATAATAATAATAATCATAAAATAATAGTATAAATTCCAAGAAAAACACCCGCTGGCTCCGTCGCTATTGCCACACCAAAAACCCGGCGACGCTCGCCCCTTCTTTCGATACCTCATTCCCTAATTGTCCACATCTTATTCAGAGAACGGATATCATAAAAATTAAGGTTTTACTTAGTATTCCTAGAACGGATACCGTAAACCCAAAAAAACGGAAATGGCATTTGTAAGTTAACCGAAAAAATGTCGTCGGAAAAACGCCTTGATTTAGATGTTTTTTCCCGCCGTTCTAAGAATGACAATTCTCATTCCTAGACGAAAAGATTATAGGAAGTTGTCAACTAAAATAACATCCCTCATTTCGACAATATCATCTCATTTTAAAATATTTTAAAAAACCTCTTGACACATTATCGAAATGAGTATATCATTTTACTATTCACAGATACGCTTTAAATACGTAGTTAAACCAAAAAACGGAAGGAAAACAGATGCCAAAAACGACGACGCCGACAAAAAACCAGATGCAAAAACCGATCACGATTAGAATTCTAAAAGAAGTTAAAGCGGAAACAAACGGCTTCATTACGCGCGGATTTAAATTATGGGCTGGCATGTATTCAACGCCAGAGGGTAGATTGCGCGAGGTATACTACGTTGACACGTGCAAGCGCGGACGTTTACAAGACCGCTTGTGCTTTGGTTGTGATAAGCAAGCCGCGGAAGCTGAGTATTACGAATTGATTGCGGAATGTTAAAACGCCCTATTATATAGGGTAAACAACAATAACAACAAAAACGACAAAAGTGAGGAAAACATAATGATTAAAATAACAATGACTAAAGAAGTTTGGGGCGTTTTAAAGAATAATTACGGCCTTGATGAAACAAGAAGTGCTATATGTAGGACAATATTGACGCAAAATAATTCAGTTTATGCCACGGACGGCCGCCGCGCCGTCAAATTCCAAATGAAAGAGTTTTCATGCAGTGAGCCTTTGAAAGCTAATAGCGTCTATCTATTAGCAAGTGAGACTAAAGCAAAGGCCAGCGAGCTCTTTGTTGCTGTTTATTTTGAACTTGTGCCGGACTTAACGCCGCCGGATTTTTCTTGTGTATGGATCAACGGCGAGCGGAAAGAAGTATTAGCCGTTGACGTAAAAAAAGATTCTCATTTTTTAACATTGGCAATAATCAAAATCTTTGACAAAACAAAGCGCGCAATAAATTATGATTTTATTGACGCGCTATTATATCGTCAAAAAAACTCTTCCTGCCTTAACCTTAAGGTTTTTGTCAAAGAAGGTGAAGAGCAGGACGGCGACAAAGCCTTGTTGATTACAAGCGCTGACATACCCTTTGAGGCTATGCTCTTGCCAATTATAATGGACGGTGTAAAATGACGCTAAAAACTTATTACAGACAACCAAAAGCGCCGACTTGGCAATATGTAAAGACTACCAGCGGCAATCCGGCGCTGATGCTGTCAATTTTTAATTTAAGTATATTTTGGTCTAAATAACAATAACATCAACGAAAGAAAAGAGGCTAAAACGATGAAAAGCATACTAACAAAAGACCAATCCACGACAAAAGAAAAAACTTATACAGAAAACGGCACCACGTACCGCATTAAGGCGATAATTCGCTACGATGATCGATGCGGAAACGGGCATAATACTTTTTCAGTCACTGGAGAAATTGACGAAAAACTCAAAAATGGTCGTTGGCGGGAAGCCTGCGGCGGTTGTATTCACGATAAAATAGCAAAGCACTTTCCTGAATTAAAGAATGCAATTCGTTTCCATTTAATGTCTAGCGATGAGCCTATACACTATATTGCGAATACTATGTATCACGCTGGTGATACCGACTGTCACGGGCTCAAGAAGGGCGAAAAAAGACAGATTAAAGACGGCAAGACCGGAAAGCTCTGCTGGGTACTAGAAGACGGCCCTGAAATTGAAAAGTATGTTGCCTCGGATACTAAGCCGGAACACACAGTAATTTTAGAGTATAAGCCGTGGTATAAAGTCGGGGAAGGCAAGGAACCAGACTTGGAAGCAGCCCGCAGAAGTGCAATCTGGGAAGACGCTACCCTTGAGCAATTAAGAGATAAAGAAGCACTTGATGCGCATTTAATTGAGCTTAGACAAGAGTTTGTTAAGGTAGTCGAAAGCTTTGGCTTCATTTATTAAACTAAAAACGACAAAAACAAAAGGAAAAGACAATTAAATTAAA